AACATCAGCAAGGAAGTTTTCGAAACTAGCCCACTGGTCCCGTCGCGCATTATGGCACTCCAGCAGGAGTAACTCCAATCGCCCTCGTCGACACCACTTGGTATGTTTCTTCGGTTAAGTATACAGCGGCTACGCAGTTTGCTGTGTCCACGGCCTATGCGGCCGGTCAGATTATTCGTCAGTTGGCGGCACCTGCGGTCAATTCTGAGCGGGTGTTCGTGGTTATTGTGGGTGGTACAAGTGCAGGAAGCGAACCAGCTTGGACGCTAACTCGAGGCGCAAAAACTGTATCTAATACAGTTACGTTTCAGGAATGCACCGGCCAGCCTGCCGTCAACGGCGATCTGGCCAGCACGGCAACCTGGGCACAGGTGAAAGCCGCCACGCCCGCCGTGCTCGGGCAGATCATCAAGCGCAGCAGCGGCGCCAGCTACCAGATCTGCACGACGGCGGGGGCGATGAGTGCCTCCGAGCCGTCGTTCAGTGATACGGCTGGTGTCACCACGACCGACACCACGGCGGTGTGGACCTCACTCGGTCCGGTCGGCAACTTCCCGGCCTGGGGCGCCCCGCACGCACGGCTTGCCAACGCTTATGCCCCCAACTGGGGCGCGGCCGGGCACAAGTTCTGGATCGCCGACAACCACGCCGAGACGCAGGCGACGGCCTTGAACTTGTCGGGGCCTGCCACGGCTGCCGCTCCCACTTACGCAATCTGCGTGGATCGTACGGCGGCCCTGCCGCCGGTCGAGGCGAATTACAATACCGGAGCGTCGATTGCGACAACCGGCGGGACTGCCATCAATCTCAACACTCCGGGGGTCGTGAGTTGTTTTTACCAAGGGATAAATTTCAGGGCTGGCGATGGGTCTTCATCCGGCACCCAGTTGACAATCGGGGGTGTGTCTTCGCAAGGGACCTTTTTCTCTTTTAAGAACTGTGCATTCACGTTGGTCAATACCAATGCATCTGCATTGATAGCCATTGGGACCCTCGGCGCCGCTCCCTCTCATGTTTTGTGGGATAATTGCACGGTGCAGTTTGCAGCTACCGGCCAAACTATTCGGCTTCAAAGCGCGAGCTGGGAATGGCGCAACACACCGTCCGCTATCCAAGGTGCGACGTTCCCGGCCTCTTTGTTCACGACGTATACTTCCGGCCCGACGCTTAGCATGACTTGTCGGGGTATCGACTTCTCGGCGTTTTCCGGCCAGTTGTTCGCGAACCAGCCGGTGTCTGCCGCTCCTGTCGTGTTTGAGGACTGTAAATTTCACGCCAGCATGACCCGCTACGGGACTACGAACGTGGGTGGTTATCCGGCGACCCCCGTCATCACCGTGCGCTGCGACAGCGGGGCCACCAACTACAAGGCCACCCGGGACGAGTACGCAGGCTCGCAAGTTACCGAGACCTCGATCACGCGCGTCGGCGGCGCCACCGACGGCACCACGCCGACCTCGGACAAGATCGTCACCAATGCGCAGGCGGCGTTCTTGACGCCCTATCGCATGCTGCCGCTGGCCATCTGGTCCGAGACAACGGGCGCCGATGTCATCGTCACGGTCCACGGCACGGTGAATTCCGCATCGTTGCCGAACAACGACGAGATCTGGATGGACGTGCAGTACCTCGGCAGCTCGGGCTCGCCGATCGCCAGCTTCAAGACCACGTGCAAATCGCATCCTCTGGCGGCTGCCGCTGCTGTGTCCTCGGACGGCAGCACTTGGAACGGCGGCGGCTCGGGCGCCGGCTGGTCGCCGTTCAAGCTCGTCACCACGCTGACCTCGCCGCAGCCGCAGATGAAGGGTTTCATCTACATCAACGTGCGCATCGGTAAGACATCCGGCACTTGCTACATCGATCCGCTGCCGACGCTCACATAACGACCTTCCAAAAGGAGAAACTCATGACCGATGAACGCGCGCAGGCGCGCGAATACAACGACGCGTCCGTAATTCGCGGCTCTGGCCTCAGCGAATATGCCGAGGCGCACGGTCGCTACGAGATGGAATGCATCGGCGCGGACGGCCAACTCAAGTGGCGCGACACGATCGAGAACGTGGTCTGCACGGTCGGCAAGAACCTGATGCTGGACACCGCCTTTGCCGGCGCGGCTTACACCGTGGTCGGGCCGTTCATGAGCCTGATCTCGTCTGTGTCGTACACGGCTGTCGCGGCCGGCGACACGATGGCATCGCACGTCGGATGGCTTGAGGCTGGCAGCGCCAACGCGCCAACCTATACCGGCAACCGCAAGACCGCGGTGTGGTCGGCGGCCTCGGCGGGCGGCAAGGCGCTGTCGGCGGCGCTGTCGTTCGCCATCACCAGCACCGGCACCGTGAAGGGCGCGTTCCTGGTCTTCGGCACCGGCGCGGTCGCCACCAAGGACGACACCGGCGGCGTGCTGTGGTCGGCCGGGACGTTCTCGACCGGCGACAAGGCTGTGGTGAACGGGGACACGCTCAATGTCGCGTTCTCCACAAGCTTGTGAGGGTCGTCATGACCTATCGCCGCCCGATTGACCGTTTGCTGGTGGCGCAGATCGTTTCCGCCAGCACGCTTCCGATCCTGGCCGTGCTGCTGCTGCTGATGTTCATGCGCTGAAGAGGCAAAGAAATGAACGATGATCGCAAGCTCACCGCCGCGGGTGCCAACCTCATAAAGCACTTTGAAGGTTGTCTCAAACCGCACGAGGGCAAGTTTAAGGCGTACAAATGCCCAGCTGGCGATTTGACCATCGGTCACGGCCACACCAACCACCACGGCCGCAAGTTCAACTCCGGCGACGTGTGGTCCCAGGTCGAATGCGATGCTGAGTTCCTCTCCGACATGGCGGGATTTGAGGCGGCCGTGCGCAGGTTGGTCAAGGTGCCGCTGGAGCCGTGGCAGTATGATGCGCTGGTGTCGTTCGCCTACAACTGCGGCGAGGGCAACCTGGGCAAGTCCACCCTGCTCAAGAAGGTCAACGCCAATGACTTTGCCGGGGCGGCGAAGGAATTTGCCAAGTGGAACAAGGGCGGCGGCAAGGTGCTGGCGGGACTGACGCGCCGCCGCGCGAGCGAGGCGTTGCTGTTCCAGAATATCCCCGATGAAAACTATGACGGCAAGCCTGACAAAGTGGTGAAGCCCATGGGCGAGGAAATGCCGCAGGCCGTGGATGCGCCGGAAGATGACGCGGGGACGTAGCCGATGAGTATTCCAGAGGAAGTTGGAAAGGTTGCCGCCAGCACCCTGGATGCGATGAAGTCGACGCCATTGGCGATCGCGCTGCTAATGGTCAATGTTGGGTTTCTCGGGTTCGCCGCCTATGTGCTCGGCGAAGTCGCCGCCAACGCTTCCGAGCGCAACAAAACGCAGGCCGACCTCATCAGCAATCTGGTCCGCGACATCCGCGACTGCCGTCAGCCGGCGAAGCCCGCCTGGTTGGAGTTGCCGTTGCTCAATCCGGCTGCGCTTACGCGTGCCCGGTGACATCCGGGCTTCCCTCGAACCGCGCAAGCGTAATGCGCCGATTATTTTGCTGCACTGTCGCGGTCGCCCATCGGCAGTTGCCCGGTTCATAGTCTCCGTCGTTGTTGATACGGTCGATCGAATGTTTCGGTGTTGGTCTGCGGCCCATGTCTTCGAGAAAAGCCCGGTAAGATATTCGACAACTTTTTGCCCTCCGCAATCGCATTGACAGCGCCATCGCGCATGTCCGTTGGCGCAGTCAGCACGGCGCAAAACAACCAACCGTCCAAAGCGTTGATTGGTTAGATCGATTGCTTTCCTGCCTCCCATTAAGCCCTCCCCTCGATTTCAGGTTGACCTTCAAATCTTGCCAGTTGTTCTTTAAGGAGCACCACGACATCCTCGCGGCTGGCATTGCTGATGTAATTGCAGCGGTGCGCGCCATCGGCGTCGGCGCTGAACGGGAACACCATCAGCACGAAGCCGGTCGTGCGCCCCGCGTCCCTGGTGTTCGCCGCCGGCCCGTTGAAAAAGCGGTCGAGATAGACCGCCATCGAGTTCATCATCTCGCGGTAGTCCGCCTCGATGGGCGCGTCGCCGAGCCCGTGCGCTGTTGACAAATTGTCGGGTTTTTCGGGTTTTGTTGCACGAGGCGGTTTGTCATAGCTGGCCACAAGCTCCTTCGCCGCCGCCTCAAGCTCGGCCGAGATCAAGCTCATTCGATTGAGGTCGGCGTCGGTCGCCTCGTCGCCCGGGTCGAGCGCGGTCATGATGCTCGAAAACAAATGCTGCGCGCCGCCGAGGAAGGCCAAGCGCATCTCGCGCAACTGGTCGGCCGGCGCATTCTCCAGGCCAACCGCCAGCCGCAGCCCGACCCATCCGGCCTCGACCAGTTTGCCCTCGTTGGTGAGCTTCTGCAGCAGAAGCTCCAGCGCTTTCTTGTCGGCCATGGTTTCAATGCTCCGGTTTGATGCAGGCGAGCTTGAGCGAGCGCGGATCGTCGGGCCGGCCGGCAGTGGGGACGACGACATGCTGCCGGCAGGCGTCGCACGTGATCACGAAATGCCCGCAGCGCTTGGCCGGGTAGGGGAGGACCGCATAGCAGTACGGCTCCTCGCCGGCCGTGGCGTCGACGGCGACGCCGTTCGGATAAGCCGGGTTTGGCTTGGCCCCGGGCTCGCGCCCGCCGTCGATCCATTTGACTGTGAGGCCCATGTTTCATTCCTCGTGCACGATGGTGGCAATGCATTCCACCTTCTCCTAATGCGTTGATGGCGGCCCGTAGGCGCGCTTCCGTGCGAGGGCGCTCTCGAACTGCTTCATCACCCTTTCGACCGTTGGGGTCATACGGACCTCTTTGTGCTGGTCGCAATGAGAGTAGCCACTGTAGCCTGGACCGAAGGCCTCGCCGCACGAACTGCAAAAGGTCTGTTCGAACTTTGGCATTGCCACAAGCATCTCATTTCTCCTGCAGGAACCAGGATCGCCATTGCTGAGCGAAGCGTCCCCACCTGATCAGCAGGCAGTACGTGGCAGCGCCTAAGACACCACCAATCGCGTTCCAGATGAGCGGCTCGACATTTTGGAGCATCGCTAGTCCCTCAGCCGGGGGCCTTCACCGAGTTTCATTGCCGCGTCCCCCGTTGCGGCAGCAGGCCGACCATGGGTCCTTTGATCGTCGGGAATTCACTCTCTGGCCTCGCCATCTCTATCTCTCCCGCCCAATGAGCGCCGCGGTCAGGCAACCTCGCGTAACGCCTGCTCTTTCGCGACATTGAGTTCGGACATCGCATCGTGGTCGCCACCCTGGTCAGGGTGATGCTCGCGTGCGAGCCGCCGGTACGCCGCATCGACAATCTCGCGGGTCACCGGTCCCTTGATGTCGAGCACGTCACGCCATGGTCGCGAGCCGGTCGGCGGAGGAAGGGCGGCGACGCCTCGTCGGCCAACATCTTGGCGACGTACTGGCCCCATGTTAATTTTCTCTCCCTCACTTGTGGTTCGCAACCAATCCGGTCGCCGGGTTTGAGCCGAACCGGCGGGAGGGGCTGTTCAAGGGTTGCTCGACGGTTGCGCATGGTGTCCTCGCACGACAAAAAACTGTCGTGCTCACCATGAGCGCCGTTAGCGGGAAGTGCATTTTCCAAATTCTCCAAATAGAGATTTGGAAATTTCGGCATGGGGTGCTCCCGCCGTTCGAGCGATCGAAATTAGCAAGTCGGGGAACTCGATCGGCGTGGCTTTGGCCTCACGCTTTGTGAGCTGCCTTATCCCCAGCGCCGCGAGTTCGGATCGAGGGAGGGTGGGGCAGTTAATCGGGTTTCCCATACGCCAACATGGGGTGGAAATTGCCCCACTTTTCGAATTACTGTTTTGTAGCAAGGGGCTAACAGCCCCTCCACTCCTGCCAGTCCAGGAAATTCTATCCATTTTTCAAAGTCTTAGAAGGTGGGGCAATCGCGAGTGGGGCAGGTTCGTTCTCTGTTCGATCGCCACCCAATAGCCTTGCGGCTTCGCCGGCCAGTTTCTTTCTGTCGGCCGCCGCAGTGTAGACCGTCGCCTGGCTCGCCGTTGTCCAGCCGTATAGCGCCATGAGCTGGCGGTCGGTCGCACCGCGCTCCGCCGCGATGGCTGCCCCTGCCTTCCGGAGCCCGTGGGCGCTGCAATGCTTGAGCCCCGCCTCATCGCACCGTTTCCGGAACCAGCCGCCGAAGCCAGCGGCCGAGAATGCCCGGCCATATTCCGTCTCGAGGAATGTCAATTCGCCCGTGGGGCTTGCCGCGAGGATCCTGGCCAGTTCAGGCACGATCGGGATCTCGAGGAGCGTTGACCGTTTGTAGCGGGTTTTCCGGGGTACGAAGCGGATCCAGCCGTCTTTGACGTGCTGGCGGCCGAAGGTCACAACGTCCCCCCGGCGCGGCCCGGTGAACAGCAGGAGTGCCAGCGCCAGCCGCGCCTTGGACCCGACCGGGTGCCTTCGCTCGAATTGGACGACCTCCGCTGGCGTCCAACTGTGAAACCCGGAGCTTGCGTATCTGACCGGCTTAACGTCCCGAGCCGGATTGGCCCGCAGGATCCCGCGATTGACCGCCCACCCGAACATGGCCGACAGGTATTTCAGCCGATTGTTTGCGGATCCGGGCTTGTCCGCTCGGCGGTCCCGAAGCATCAGGATATGGGGCGCAGCCAAGACCTCGAGCGGGCAGAGTGCCATCAGGTCGGCGGATCCAGGTTCCCGCGGCTCGAGCAGGCAGCCCTCGAGGATCCCGCGACGGGTCCGCTGCGAGACAAGATCCAGGGCCTTGAACTCCGAAGACCCGAAATAGGCCGCCGCTAGCCAGCCCAGCGTGCCCGCCGGCGCTCCTTTCGGCGCGCGCTGGCGCTGGTCCAGAGCCCGACTCTCGAGCGCCTCCAGGGCCGCCGTGTAGGCGCTGGCAAAGGCCGCGGTCCCCTGCTGCTCCCGGATGCGGATCTTGCGGCCGTGCCGGCGCACGAAAAGGCGCCGGTTCCCGTGCCGGTCGGTATCGGCCATCAAGTAGGGAAGATCCAGCCGCACGGATCTCATGCCTTGACCTCCGCCCAGCGGGAGGCTCTGTCATTGTGTTCCTGCGTCTCGAGCGGGGCAACCGGTGCGTCCCCGTCCTGCACAACCAAAGTCCCATCCGGACGGATCTCCGTCACCCGCAGCCCCTCCTTGCGCGCGGCGGCGATCGCGCGGCGCACGGACTGCTGCGTGAAGGGGAGGCGGGCAGTCATAACTTGAGTTCCCCCGCCATCGCCTTGATGTGTCGCGCGACGGCGAACAGTTCACCAAGTCTCATCGCAGTCACCCACTAACCGTTAACGTCGGATTTGCGCGCGGAGGCGATCAACTCGCAAACCTTGTCGACCAAAAGCTCCTTGCACTCGCGCAACATGCCATCGCGCTTGCTCAGAACCGCGAGGCAGAGGTTTGTCATGTGCAGCCGGAGTTCGAGTTCTACCTGCTCTTTGGTCATGTCGATCTTCACAGTTTACTGACGGGCTCGGAGTTCGCGAGTTCAAGCAACCTCAAACGTTACTGCCGAGTTCGGTTGCACCGCCATGAGCGGCCGTTGTTGTAATAGGCTCGCCCCTTGCCGCGGCAGATATATCGCTCGCCTCCGGTCATGCTGCGTACCAATTTTCGATGGCGATCCAGGCCAACACGCCGCTCGGTATGCCGAGGACCATGGCGGCTTCAGCGCCGACCCAGAACGAATAGACAAAGCAGACGCTGGCGATGATGCCGATCGACACCAGGTCCCGGCGCAGGACCGGCTGCTCGGCCCAGTCGCTGTAGCGATCGAGCGCCTTGGCCAAGCTTGCCGGCATGCGGGGCAGCGCGATCTTGATGTTCATTTGGATTGGCTCATTGGTCGTCCGGTGCTTCATCCACTTCGAGACACGCGCAAAACTCCGCTAACAGG